TTGTAGCTACAAAGGTAGCAACACAAGCTAATAACTTTACTTGTTCATTTAATAATGGAAATTTCACAGTAGGTTCGGCAACTTTAGGAACAAGACCAACATTTCCTATTACACCTGCAGCAATTAATGCATCTAATTACTCCGAAGCACAATCAACATTAACTTTGGCATATGCCGATGGTTATAATTTAGCTGCAAGTAACTATGGTGAAAGTGGAAAACAAACAAAGATACTTTATGCGGTTGATGTCTATAATACAATTAACCAACCGGATTTCTGTTTATTATTTGGAACAAAAATTCAATTAGAAAACGGAACGGAAATAAATGTAGAAGATTTGAATGTTGGTGATTCAATCAAAGCTTGGGTTCCTGCAGGACTACCTGATGAAAATCAAGACCCTGAAAGTGACCAAGTTGAATGGAGATTTTTCCTATCAGATACAATAGATGGTTCTGCACAAAATGTAACGGTTAAAGATATTACATTTAACTTTGCAGAAGGATATTATTCAATCAACGATGGTTTAATAAAAGCAACCGGTACTCACCCATTATATGTTTATGATAGTGAAATACAAAAATATCATTTCAAAAATGTAGAAAATCTTTTACCAAACGATAAATTAGTAAATGGTGATGGTACGGAAACTACTATTACAAATATTGAAAAGATTACTGCAGATGTTGAAATCGTAACAATCAATGTGGAGAATGCCGACGTATATTTGGCAAATGGTGTAGTATCACACAATAAAGGAACAACAACACAACCATATATCCCATCATCTGGATTGAGAATGTATTTAGACCCTTCTAAAGCAGCATCAACATCCGGTACATCAACTGCAGACTGGTTAGACCTTTCAGGTTACAATACCGGTGTAAGACCTGCAGGTGTAACAAACGCGGCCGGTATTACAGGTGGTAACCCATCATATAATGCTGGAGCAAGTAGAAAAGAAAAATATTGGGCAGGAAATGGTACAAACCAATTCTGGTATAAAGATAAGACAACAAACATTAATGGTGGTATAACTCAATTTAATACAAATACAGGTACAATTCATATGTGGATAAGACCAACAACTACATTAGGTGTTGCATCTAGACCAATATTTGATTATGCAGGCTTTTACAAATTATCAATTGAATCAACGGATAATTCAACATTAAATAGAGTTCAATTTACAGGTAGTTCATTAGGTAGTTCTGGGCAAAAAACAACATCATTATCATCAAACACATGGTATATGATTTCCGCAGCATTCCAATCAAATGGAACTTGTACAATTTATGTAGATGGAACATCCATTGGAACATATAGTTCATCTGCATTTACAGCACCATCATCTACGGATTTCTTAACAATCGGTGCAAATACAGGTAGAACTTTATTTTGGAACGGTCAAATAGGTCCTGTGTTGTTTTATAACACAATGCAAGATTCAACGGCAGTGACTCAAGTATATAATTATTTCTCACCAACATATAAGTAGTATTTGTTGTTTTGAGATAAAACATTATATTTATATTAGATTTAAACTAACTTTATAAATTAGACATAACATGGCAGAAAAAATCGTATCTCCTGGTGTATTTACGAGAGAAAATGACCTTTCATTTTTACAACAAGGTGTAGCAAACATTGGTGCAGCTTTCATTGGACCTTTTTTAGAAGGACCTGCAGTTCCAACAATAGTAAATTCACAAGCTGAATTTGAAACTTTATTTGGAAAAGCAGATGGAACATATTACACTCCGTTAGCAGTACAAAATTATTTAAGAGAAGCAGGAACGGCTACGATTTGTAGAGTTGCTGGTATCGGTGGTTATACCGAACAAAATCCAATATTGATTCACATATCTAGTTCAAATGGTATTACAGCATCTGCTGTATTATTCAATACTGATACAGACGGAACAGGATTTTCAGGATCAACTACACTTGAAACTGATAATTATTTAGAAACAATAATTCAAAATGCAGAATTGACAAACAATACTGCATCTGTTGATTCAGAAAGTGCAAATAGTATAGATAAGGTATTTGGAACATCTCCATATGGTAATAAAGGTGGATATTCTTATGCATATTTTAAGAACAATATATTACCAAGTGTAGGAGATGACCCTAGAGCTCGAATGGATGTTCATGTATTAGATGACCAAGATTTTGCTTTTGATGCACAAGAGGCATTAACTCCAATGATTCAATCTCAATTAATTAGTGGTGAAAGATACGACCTTTTCAGATTTGAAACATTAGGTGTTGGTAATTCTGCAAATACTAAAGTTAAAATTGGTATTACAAATATTAAAGCAGCTGGTACAATAAATGGCACAGATTATGGTTCATTTACAGTAGTGGTTAGAGAATATGATGATACGGATAGAAAGAAAGTAGTATTAGAAACTTTCTCTAATGTAAACTTAGACCCTAACTCACCTAACTATATCGCAAGAGTAATTGGTGATAGAAAATTAACTATCAATTCAGAGGGTAAAATTACTGAAACAGGTGATTGGGTTAATAATTCAAAATATGTCAGAGTTAGTTCATTAAATGAAGTAGCACCAATACAAGCGGTTCCATTTGGACATAATGCATACCAATCGTTTGTTGATGCTAATGGTTTCACTGGAACAATCCCATCTGTAACATTCGTAACTTCATCGGCAACACAATATGGTGGTATCGATTTAGACAACAATGTTGATAATAAAATCTACATGAAACCAATTCCAGTAGGAGCGGGTGTAGGTTCAAATTCAGTATTTGGATTAGATGTATCAAATGGTGGTTCATTGGCAGTAGGTTCAACATCTGCACAATTCGTAGTGGCATTCCAAGAAGGTTTTGATGGTATGAGCCCGGCAACTCCAATCTACAAAGGTTCTGATATAACTTCAGGAAACTCACAAGGTTTTAATTTAACTTCTTCAACGGCAAGTGGTTCAGTAGCATACGCTAAACACATCGCAGCATTATCAAACTCTGATGAATATGATATCAATATGGTAGTAACTCCAGGTGTTATAAGAAGATTACACGCTTCGTTAGTAACTGATGTTTTGGATATGGTTGAGCAAAGAAACGATTGTTTCTATATTATGGACCAAACTGCGATTAACGATACAATTACACAAGCGGTAGCACAAGCAAACGGAGTTGATTCTAATATGACAGCAACTTATTATCCTTGGATTAAGACAGTTGATGTTAATACGAATAAATTAATTTCAGTTCCACCATCAGTATTATTACCTGGCGTATTCGCAGCAAACGATAGAGTAGCAGCAGAATGGTTCGCACCAGCCGGTTTGAATAGAGGTGGTTTAATCGGAGCAGTTGGAGTATTAAACAGATTAAGTCAAACTGAAAAGGATACATTATACGAAGGAAAAGTTAACCCAATTGTAATATTCCCAGGTGTTGGAAATCCGGTAGTATTCGGACAAAAAACATTACAAGATAAATCATCTGCATTGGATAGAATTAATGTAAGAAGATTATTATTGACTGTTAGAAAGTATATTGCATCTACTTCAAAATACTTAGTATTTGAACAAAATACATCTACAACAAGACAAGCGTTCTTAAACATTGTAAATCCTTACTTAACGGGTATTCAACAAAACCAAGGTTTATACGCATTTAGAGTTGTAATGGATGAGAGCAATAATACACCTGATGTAGTTGATAGAAACATTATGAAAGGTTCTATTTACTTACAACCAACTAAGACAGCTGAATTCATTCAAATTGATTTCAACATCTTACCAACAGGTGCAAGTTTTAACGGATAATTTAAAAAACAAATATTTATATAAAATAAATAAATAAATCGAAGAAAATGCCAAACGTTTTAACATACAACGAAATTTTTTACAAACAATGGGAACCAAAATTAGCCAATAGATTCTATATGGAATTTACTGGAACTAATATCCCAGCGTATATGGTAAAAACAGCATCTAGACCAACTTTCACATCAGAAGTTGTAGAATTAGACCATATCAATGTGAAAAGAAAGATTAAAGGAAAATCAAACTGGGATGATATCACAGTAACATTATACGACCCAATTGTTCCATCAGGAGCACAGGCGGTAATGGATTGGATTAGATTATCACATGAGTCTATCACAGGTAGAGATGGATATGCAGCATTCTACAAAAAGAACATTACTTTCTACGCTTTAGGACCAGTTGGTGATAAAGTTGAACAATGGACTTTAGAAGGAGCATTTATCAGTTCAGCAAACTTTGGTGAGATGGATTGGAGTAATGCAACTGACCCGGTTTCAATTGAATTAACTTTAACATTCGACCAAGCTATTTTAGAATACTAATCGTAATAAAAGATATAAAAAGAAGGGGAAGCAGAAATGTTTCCCCTTTTTTATTTTTTTTAAAATAGGATATATATAATAAACAACAAAGTTATACTATGGAGCAAAATTTAGAACCACAATTTTCAAGAGGATTAGGACCTCAAACAACACAACAAAAATCATTTCCTTTCCCTACTGAAATTATTAGTTTACCATCAAAAGGATTGTGTTATCCAGAAGGACATCCGTTGGCAAAAGGTGAAATTACTATTAAATTAATGACTGCAAAGGAAGAAGATATTCTAACTTCTGCAAATTTAATTAGAAAAAATATTCATATTGATAAATTATTGGAATCGGTTGTAGTTGAACCTGGTGTTAAAATTGATGATATATTGGTGGGTGATAAAAGTGCAATATTGGTTGCAACAAGAGTTTTAGCATTTGGTGCAAACTATCCAATAACGGTTACGGATAAGTACACAGGTGAAGATGTTGAGGTAAATGTTGATTTATCTAAAATAGAAATTAAAGAATTAGATGAATCATTACTAAATAGAAATAATGAATATGATTTCGTTTTGCCACAATCAAAAACACCAATTAAGTTCAAATTACTTACACATGGTGATGAGTTGGCAATTAATAAAGATATAGAAGCAATAAACAAAGTTTCTCAATATAGTACGGAAATTACTGCAAGATATAGAAGAATCATTACCGAAGTTAATGGTAGTAGAGATTTATCAGTAATTGCAGATTTTGTTACTAATAAATTATTAGCAAGAGATTCTAAAGAATTGAGAAAATATATGTCATCTATTACTCCTGATTTAAATTTTATATTTAATTACACATATCCATCAACAGGTGAGACGGAGGCACTTGCTATCCCATTTGGGGTTGACTTTTTTTACCCTGCCGACTAATTATTCAGTAATTTTACATGAACAAATATTCCAAATGGTCTACAATTCAAATGGTGGATTTAATTGGAATGATTTATATTTTATGCCAACAAAGTTGAGAGAATTTTATTTTAATCAATTATTAAAAGCAAAAAATATAGAGAAGGAAAGTTACGAAAAAATTAATAAAAACGTCAAAGGTAGGTCAACACCATCAAAAACTATTAGAAAGTAATATTTATACATAAAGTATTATTATGTCCAAAAGAAGATTAGTTGAATTATCAATGTTTGATAAAGTTTTCGATTTGTATTTAAGAGCAAAAGATAGAAATACAGAACAAGACTTTATTAAAAATATGAAAAAAAGAGACCCACAATTAGGTGCAATGTATCAGAAGTGGGATAATTCGATAAATACTTCTTTACGTCAAATGAAGCATACACTAGGTAAGCAAGGTATTGATACTAAAGATATCCAAAAAGTTCTTAAGAAGAAATACTAATGGCAGCACCCAATCCATCTGAAGAATTAAAACAACAGCAAGCAATTGTAAATGAAATAAAACAACAATTGCAATTGTATAATGAATTAATGGCTAAGAAAAAAGAAATTAGTCAATGGGATTCTCGTGCTAAAAGTGCTCTAAATGAACAAATAAATAATTGGAAAGAATTAAATAGGAGTGTTGGTAGAGTAAAGAAAGACCTTGCAGAAGCTGAGGGTGAATTAAAAAGTTTATCAAAAGAATCAGAAAAGGCAGCTAAATCATTGCAAGCACAAGTAAAAGCAGCAGATGATTTAACAGATAATTTTTCTGAATTAGATGCATTTCAAAGAAGTATTACAAGAAGATATGGTGAACAATCCGATGAAACCAAAAGAATAAATAAGAATGTAGAAGCAATCAAAGCATCGGTTGGTGGAGTTGGTAAATTCTTAAAGAAAAATGTAAACTTAGAAGAGGACCAAGCGGATGCATTGAATGAAGCATCGGAATATCTTAAATCAATGCCATCTTCTTTTGATAGATTAAATAGACAAGTTAGCAGAGGAACATTAAATCAAAAGAAGTATAATCAGTATGTTGCGGAATTAAATGATGATTGGGAAGAAATATTAGATAAAATCAATGATAGTGGTAGGGGTTTAGGTGGAATGAAAAAAGCTTTGAGAGAAATGGGAAAAGCTCAAGGTTTAAGTGGTGAAGCTTCGCAAAGATACGAACAATTAATAAAGTTTGAAGAAAAGCAAAAGCAAAGTAATGTAATTACTGGTGCTGCATTAAGTGGAATTCCTGGAGGAGAAGGAATTAATCAACTTTTAGAGGCAAGAGTTAAAGAAAAAACGGGTTATAAATCCGAAGCCAAACTCTCACGTACACTAGCGGGTGCAGCATTTGGTGCGGGTGCTACTAGTTTTATTCTGGCAATCAGAGAATATATACCTGGTCTTTCTAAACAATATTATAAATTAGCAAATTACTACGCACCACTATTAGCGGGAAGACAAGAAGATGTTAATATAGCACAGGCCAAATTTAATAGAGATGCAAAATTATTTGGTGGACCTTTATCTAAAAAATATGGTAAAGGGTTTTTTTATGCAGCCGAAGCAGCCAAAGATTTTGATTTTAAAATGCAATCTTTAAATGTTGAATTTAATAAAGTTGCAAAAACTGCATTTTTTGGTAGAGGAATTGGTAGTGTAGGATATAATGCATCGCAAATGCAATTAGCTGGTATTGGTGCAGAATCTGTTGCAAGTGCAATGAATGATATTGCATCTGGAGCAAATGTAAACTTTTTTGGAAGTAAAGAAGGGTTGGGTGCACAAGCGGCAGTATTTTCAAAACAAATGGGAATTAGTACAAGTGCTGTTGCAGAAATGATGGCAGCATTTAGAAGAATTGATGGTTCTTCTGGAAAAACTGCTCTAAATATGGTTTACACATCTGCAAATATGGCAGATATAGCAAAAATGAATCCTGCGGTTATATTGCAAGATATGGCTGAAGCATCTGGAAAATTACTATCATATAATATAAAAAATGCAAAATCTTTTGCAGACCAAGCAATTGCTATTAGAAAGATGGGAGGTAATTTGCCTCAATTTGCAAAAGGTATAATGGGTAGTATTATAA